AAAAACTCTGGTGGATTGTCATGAACCACAGTAAAATGACAGTATGGTCTTTGTTTAATACAGATACGAAATTGTCTCAACCAACCTTCGTATGTTCCTAGATTATCTCGAGGACCGTAAAATTCTGTGCCTTGATAGATATTATTTAAATGTCCTTTTCCGTACTCTTGAAAATCAAATCCTAATAGATATAAATTTTTATGACCATGAATACACGCAGTCCAAAAAGCCGCAGAACCACTGATCCAATGAGGATTAAGGGGTATTAAATTTAATTTTCCTTTTGATCTTGTATACTCTATAGACGGAGCATAACAGATTGCTTTTTCATAAACAGCATCTCTCACAATGCCTTCTGACATAAAACGATCTACACTGAATAGATAATCAGGAATAAAATCTCTGTAGAGAGCATTACAACCATAGGTTTGTCCAGTTGACTTTAAAGAGTGTAAATCAAAACCTTTTCTAGAAGGACCATTTCCTATAATGTAAGCATTACCTTGTGGTATGGCTTTAACTCGATCTTCAACAAATTCAGTTTCGTGAATTTTCTTTCCACCCCTGATAACAGTACGCACAGTGATTGTTTCTCCCATATATGGAGTCCATTCGATTGCTTGGGTTTCGTATCTTCTACCTAAATTTTGTATTTCTTTCATATAATATATTTTTCTAATAATCTTTCTCTAATTCTTGCCCATGGCAGACCTTGTCGAATTTCTTCCACAGTCCATTCGGTATATGCTAATTTATTGGCCCAGTTTTGTCTTGCTGGCATTGCTGGGTTTGTGATAGTGGTTAATGATTCGTTTCCAACTTCATAGCATAAACTAGATTCAGAAACAAATACTGGGACACCATTAAACACTGCTTCCATCGCTGGATTACTTGAATGATTCACAACAGCCCAGGTCGACTTTAATACTTTTTTAAAATCTGTATCATCATATGTGCTATGGTCTCTTCCAGGTAATTTAATTTTTACGTTTGTAAATTGTTTTTCATTAAGATTAAATTGATTTCTTGGGTGCGGTCTTACTAATATTGGCTTTTCAGAAAATTTTCTTATAAGATGTATTTGTTGTTCAATCCAAACTGACATTCGAGGCTTATTGACCCATTGTTCACTACTGTCGTGTTGTCCACAGATCACAATCACATTTCCTGTTTGTTGCCACGGCTTCAATGCTATATTGAATAAGGGCCATCTTTTATCGTCGTACGTTTGATTAGCAAAGTCAGCATCACGATTTATACCATTAATAGCCATTTTCCATGTGGTGTTTCTTTTTATGCCTCCTACTTCTAATACCACAACAGGTTTGTTTTGTTTTTTAAAAAAATCCCAAACTTTTTTATTTTGTTCCATTCGTCCTCGCCAAAGCACAGACCAAATCACTGCCACATCGCAAGACTCATCACATTGGTCTATCATAATGTCTTCGTTTTTTTCTTTTAGATGATCAATCAGAGCACCAAACACTGGTTTGGAGTTTAAACTACCATGAGATGGAAATAGTGCTATCTTCATTTTAGTGTAGGAGGTATTTGTTTCCAATAGTCTAACTGTGTTAGGTTTTGTGTTTCTGAATTTTTTTGTGGACGGAAATCATTTTTAGCACTGCTACCTAGTTTTTTTCTCTTGCCTTTAAGATGATCTATGTATAATCCTAATTCAGAATTAACAAACACATGGTGACCTTTTACACCTTTCCAATAGCCTATATCATTAACAGCAACATTTTTTTCTATTCTGTAGATTTTAGACAAGTGCCAAAACACATAAGAGTCGTGCCACTCTAACAGTTTGAATACACTGTCTGAAGTGTATAATTCTTCCCAGTTACGAGCAAAATTTTGTATCTCTGGATGTCGTAAATTGTAACACACAAACCCGCATTCTGGATACTTGCCTCCATCATTCAGTTGCGGATTTTCTCTGCCTAGATAAGTCAGCATTGAGTTGTTTGGACATAAATTTTCTAAAAAATCTCTAGGTATTGGTCGAAACGTATAGGTATCAGCATCTAACCATATCACATAATCATAATCTTTTTCTATAGAAGTTTTAATTGCGTGTGTTACACAGAACACTTTGTTAGCAAATCTTACAGCGTCCCAAAGGAAAGATCCCTTGCCTCGATCCATACCACCTGCTTCGGGTAATCGTCTCACTCCTCCTGGTATTTCCTGTAATTCTCCGTTGGCTACGGGGTCGTTTTTGTGTCTTTCTTTAAACGTTACTAGATTGGGCTGTACATTATGTAAATCAATATACTTCTTTCTAGGATGCCAATGATTGTCTGGTTCTTGACCTTCATAATAGACATTTACAGCAATACCTTCAGGCCAATTTTCCAACACACTCCTAACAGATTTTTCAGCATATTGCTCCCAAGTGCCTGGTTTGTATGATGTAATAACTTTGATTTTCATTTTTTTATATTTACTTTTTTAATTCCATAGAATACTTCTTTATCCATGACTCTAATATTAATGCTGGTATTCTTCCTTTGTCCTGTTGTTTTACTGGAGAAATTTTATTTAAAAAATGATTTAGATCTGCGTCTTTATACTGCCATTCAGATATTGGGCAAGTCCAACCAGTCTTAGATTTTTGTATGATACAGTCATGCAATCTATTTTTATAGGCAAGTTTGGTTGGTAATTTGGTTTCATTCTTACCATTGCCTATTTTATATTTTGAATGAAATCCTAAACAGTATTTCATAAATCTTTTTGTGGCTAGAGGGAATCTCCCCTCCATAGAGAATGCCATACCATATTTGTCATTTCTATTAAAAAATTCTTCTGGAACCTGTGTAACACAATCCAACGCCATATATGAATTAACAACGTCATCTGCATTAAACAGAGAATCAGGATACAATGTCATAAGTTCGTTGTGTATATCTCCGGCCGTAATTTTATTATTGTATAACTGTATGGGCCTTTTAATTCTTTTCATCCACGCACTGATAAGATCAGAATGTGATTTAATATCTCCCCATTTGCCATTACGCAAACTCCAGTATTTGGTATATCCTCCTAACAATTCGTCTCCCATATCTCCAGCCATTGTGATCACAATACCGTTGTGAGAAAGAATCTTATTGGTATAATAGTACATAGACAGAGAAGCATTGTACATAGGTTGTTCGATATATTTGATAGAATCTTGCCAGTGTTCCATTACAATGCTGGGAGTACAAATAACTTCTCTATGATTATATCCTTCGTGTGAAGCTAGAATTGAAGCACAACGAGCATCATCATTAAAATCTTCTTCGATTGTTGCTATGTGTGGTTCTACTCTGTTTGTAAACGTGTTTGCTTCTCCTGTAATTTTTTTAAGCTCGTGTGCCACTAGACTAGAATCTAATCCGCCTGATAGAAATACTCCTATCTTTCTCATACCCAATGTGGACATTTTTACAGTTTGATTTGCTTCAAAACGAAACTCCTCCTCAGAGAATATGTTTGAAGATGTAGGAGTAATGATGTTTCTTTTTTTGTGTTTGATTCTTTTGTTGTTTAAATCATACACAATGGTTTCTCCAGACAGCAATTTTTTTATATTAGTAAAGAATGTATTGCGAGTAGCATTAATTCCTGTAAGACTCATACAAGCCATCGCCATGGGATCAACTTTCCTACTGTTAGGCACAATGTCTAACATACCTTTAATTTCAGAACCAAACACCAACCCACACTCTATTTCTGCGTAGTACACAGGCTTAATTCCTGCGTGATCTCTAGAAACAATCAATTCATTTTTACTAATATTGTAATAAGCAAAGCCGTGCATTGAATCAATATCATCAATAAAATCCATACCATATGTGTCCAATCCCCACGCTAACAATTCTGTATCACAAAGAGTTTTAGGTTGGAACGTTGTATGTTTTTTAATAAGTTCTGCATAATTGAATACCTCGCCATTGTATATTAGGATATTACCTTGAGGAGTGACCCATGGCTGTTTAGAATTAATCGGTTGGTCGGTGATTGACAGCAGATTGTGCCCCAGTGTGATTTTGTCATTGGACCATATGCCCTGCCCATCTGGACCTCTATGAGAACAACTATCGATATAGTTTTGTATAAACTGCTCGTTTTTTTGAGTTATGCCGTATATGCCACACATTATAATCCTAACTTTGTTTTAAATCTACGAAACACTGTGCCGTTTTTAATTTCTTCTGTAGTCCACATTTTATATCCTAAATCGCAGAGCCATTGTGTTCTATCTGGCATTTCTGGATTTTCAATACGAGTTAAATCTTTATTACAAACAGGCCAGCACAGAGCAAGATCAGATGTACAAAAAGTAGGGATACCTTTAACACAACTGTCTGTGGTAGCAGTGGAATTATGACTGATCACAGCATGACAATCAGCAATGGCTTTTTGAAAATCAAATCTATAAAACTTTTTTGAATCTCCCACAAAGGTTTTTGGTCCTAAAATCAGTTTAACATCTTTAGGGAATTCGTCTTTTCTTGTTTCCATAGCCGCCATATGGTTTGGATGAGGCCTCACTAAAAATTCTCTGTTAGTTAACGGTCTCAATATTTTATACACATCATTGAACCATTTGATAGGATCTAACTCATTCATTGACCAATTATCTTGTGGTTGCAGTGCAAACAGTATTGGGTCTGTGGGATTAGACACACGCCATGGATCGTTCTGTATGTTCCACAGAGACTTCATCATTTCCCAACGATCTGACGGTGAATTGTCTGATAGAAAGTTACCGTTGTTCATGGGAGAGAACAGGCTTACACGCCAATGATGTTGCGGGTGTGTAATAGTATTTCCAAAACTAGACAACAGGCCACCATCAAATGTGATAATGTATAATCCTTTTTTCTTTGCTCGTTCTACTAGATCTCTGCGTCTTCCTTTGGTATGATGCATTTGGTTTGTTCCCCCATAGCCAAACATACAGCCTATCTTTTCTGTAGGCTCCATTTCATCTTTCTGCCATTCTCCTGTTAAATTTTGGTTAACAATAACAGGCTCATCTCCACAGGCACGTATACCTTCTGCCATATGCTCTAGTAATTCCCAACTGGCTCCTCTGCGCCTATCCTTAACTGTTCTTCGCCAAATTTCAACTTTCATCTAATATCTTCCAAGCATATCCATTTGATAATTCTTCTGCTGTGAACTGTCCATATGCCATTGAATGGTATAATGGCTCTCGATCTACGTATTTAGGTGTTTCTATTTTTGAAAAATCAGTTTCTGATATAGGTGCACAGGCATTGTGAGCATCTGTAAAACACGGTATTCCTCTTGTGGTTGCTTCTAATGTAATATTAGAATTATATGTAACTACTGCATAAACAGTATTCCAGTTTAATTTTCCTTGAGGTGGACTATTATCCTTACCTTTAACAATCAATCGTCCTTGTTCATCATATCCTACAATGGGATTATATCCTTTGGTCTTAACAATAATGGGTCTATCTGTATTTGCTTTTAATATTGCTAACGTTTTTTCTAACCAATCTTGCACTCCAAAAAATTCTGTAACCGCATTAGTTGGCGGACAAACTACAATTTCTCTACCATCTTTTTTCCATGGATGAATGGGCAGTGAGAACGATTTTTTAAAACGATCATCGGGTCTGTTTTCTAACCAATTTTTTAAGTGATTATTTTTTACAACTCTGAGATAAAACGGATGTTTTCTAGTTTCTCCCCAATAAGGTCGATCCATATAATAAAAATCTATTTTATTTTTTTTAGCCCATTGGTACACAAGATTTGTCCCTCGTAATATACCAAAAATTACTGTCTTATCACAATCGTTTTTATTAATAATATCTAAAGGATCTAATTGTATAGATCCTGGCAAACCTTTTTGAGCAAAGTTTACGTATTTCTGTGTAAGGTCTCTATTGGTTTTGCTCAGATATATCATTGTTCTATAACTCTCAATAATTCGTTAACATTTACTTTATAATTATTATAATCTTTTAATCGTTTTACTCCTTTGGGTTTTTTGTTCCCTAATGATACTGTATCTGCTAATAGAAACGTGTGTTTATGATTCATTATCGAACTCAATATAGGATACGGTTTTTTTGAAAGTAATTCTTTTTGTGCTATTTCTATTACTCGAGTACCGGGCTGGCAAAAAACAATGTTCACCAATCCTGCACCATGTGGACTTATGATATGAGATGCTTCTGAAAAGATTTTAATCTGATCTTTAATAGACATATTAGATAATGTTACTGTTTCCCAACCATTAAGAGCCATGAAAACATCATCAGCATTGGCTATTCTTCTAGCTGGTGCATCGTTTCGCGAAACAAATAATTTTTTTAAAGGTTTATTGTTTTTAATACCAAATCTTTCAGCAATCCATTTTATACTAAGTGGTACTAGAATACCATCGTGATGATTGCTCATCGATGGCACTATTAATTCTTTAAATCTCCATACAGTATTTTCAGGCATTACATAATATTTGACTTCGGGTAGTAGTTCTTTAACAACTCGATCGAAATAGTTACTGCTATTGCTTAAAATAAAAATATAATTTTTTAATGGTTTTTGATATTGATGTAAAATTAATCTAAATTTAGACACAACATCAATCCATATATGCCATGGATTTTCTGCACTTTCTTTATCAATAGGTAACCAAACGTACATAGACTCTTCAGAAAATGATGTAGTAACCGGTGGCATAGATATCTCTATATTATTACCCCATTTGGTCCATAGATTATGTTTTTTAGATGGTTTATTTTTAACTTCATCTAATAATGGCCAAACGTGGTTTGTAATCATATGCAAATCTTCAGTTATTATAAAAGGCAAACTGTGTGCTAAACAATTTTTAAATGATCCTATAAATGTAGGATTTGATACAAATTCTTTTTCAGGAGCATCTGGATGATAATCTACTCTATAACTAAATGTGGTATCAAATTTTCCAAATTTCTCTATAAAGTAATTTATACTGGTAATATTTTTTACAATCATTGTATTTCTCATAATTATACTATAAAATAAAAGTATTTTCAAAGGTTATGTTAACAATATACGCACCTAAACACAGTTCTAAAAGCAAATGTTGGGAGGTTTTTAATGGTATTAAAATTACCTGGCCACAAGAAGTTCAAACCAAAGACAACACAAAGATGGATAATGATCCTCCTACTAATTCTATGTTTTGGGGTTTTGTGAATTACAATTTAGATATTGTACGACAACTTGAAACACATTCTAAAGATTATTGGTTCACAGATACTCCTTATTTTGGAAGATTTGATAACGGTAATTTAAAACCAGATAACCATTATTGGCGTATTGCTAAAAATAACATACACGTTTCCTTAATTAAAAATTGTCCCGCAGATCGATTTAAAAAATTTAATATCGATATAAAAGAAAGAAATAAACAAGGCAAACACATTTTGGTTTGTCCTAGCAGTTACACCATACAGAACTACATCGATTGGAATGACTGGCACGTGCATATTACTGACGAAATAAAAGAGTATACAGATCGACCTATAGTATGGAGAGATAAACCTAGAAAGAATGGAACCAGTGGTCCGGCAGTAGCAGAGATACCCATTGAAGAACAACTGAAAGATGCTTGGGCGTGTGTGACCAGTTGTTCTATCAGTGCTGTTGAGGCCATAGCACAAGGTGTGCCTGTATTCTGTCATCCAAAAAGTTTTGCGGCGCCTATAGCAAATACACATTTAAAACATATTGAAAACCCTGTATGGAATGATCCTACAGAATGGTATCATAGTCTTTGTTACCAACAGTTTACACCAGAAGAATATAACAACGGTACTGCTGTATCGATATTAAAAGACATGGGTGTATTATGAAAAATTGTATAGTTCAATTTCATATACCCGCCACAGAGTATAAAGACCCTACCTATAACAACATTGGAGTAAACGAGCAGTTGTTAGAGTATAGTCTAAAGAGTGTTAAACTGTATGCAGAAAAATACAGTGTTGATTATCAGCTAGTACAAGATAGAAGAATCGATTGGGTTCATCCTACCTTTGAACGTTTTGATTTATTTTTTAATGAACAATGGTTTGAAAAATACGATAACATTTTATATCTTGATACAGACTTAATTGTATGGCCAGATGCTCCAGATATATTTGAGTTATACCCTTCTACAACAACTTTTAAAGTGTGTCAAGATAGAATAGCAGAACAAAGAACAGTACAACAGCATAATAATATAGTAAAGGATAATATATTAAATTGTTTTGATGGCAACACTTTAAAATATTCTCGTTTTAATGCAGGAGTGTTTATGATTAACAAACACAGTGTAACTATGATGAAAGAGTATTTAGATTACAAAAATATAGATACTGACGATAACTCTTTATTGATTTATGCAATGTTAAAAAGCGATGTTGAAATAGAAAAAATGGACTGGCGTTTTAATAAAAAGAATGGAACCAAATGTTATTTTGGCCACGCCTATGGACAAGAAAAATTTAAATCAACAACTTATGGATTATTAGAAAAAGCCAAAGAAACTTTTGTTATTTAGAAAATAAATTAATTATTTCTTTCTTCCAAAGATCAGCATACTCGCAATCAAAGTAATTATCTATGAACCACGGACCACCTTCGGTCCAGTGCAGTATTTTTGGATGGCCATCTTGGGGTTCTTTGTACCAACCCACCAACCAATTGTATGCATTCGGCAGTGATCCAATCTCAGAATCAGCCAACCATTGGAAGCGATGCATAAACGCTCCTGACTCTTTGTTGAGTACTTCTGGAGTTAATATCTTATTGGCAGGATGTGAGCAGTTCCAAAGAATCATTGAAGACCAGTTTTTTCTTGGATACACAGTTTGTTTCTGTCCATCCATTTTGATTCCTTCTGCTGGTGTGTAATCGTGTTGCACTACAACCACTGCTTTGTTAGGATCACAGTATTGTTTTAGATCTGTTGTAGGAACAGTCCATAAAAAATCACAATCACAGAACACTGCCCAACCTTGATAGTTTTGTAGATAAGGAATAAAAAATCTTGTGAATGTAAATTCTGTGGATGCAAGTTTGTCAATTTCTCTAGTGTATAAACCAGATTCTCTCATATCTTTTTGTTTAAGAGGTTTAACTGTGGCACCCGATTCTCTTCTAATGATAGAATGTTTACATACCTGATATGCTATGTCTTCTCGAGAATCGTATCCTACGTAAACTGGTATGCTCATAACATTATTATATATCTAAATAAGGAAAGACTTCTCTCCAATTTGTATTACGTCTTGCGTCTAATTGATCTAAAAAATGTTTTAATTCTTTAATTAAAATTAGATTTGGTTTTTTTGGTAAGGAGTTTAAACAACCAGCCATGTATATTTTGGCTCGTCGATTATTTTCATTATCTTCGGGCATTATAGATAAAATTTTTTCAATATCTGATCGCCAAAAATCTTTTCCGTATATATCTGGTAGCATAAACGGTCTGCCTGTTACAAATCCAATTTCTTGATTTATCGTTCTATTTTTCCTATAAGAGTTAAGTATATTAATTAATTCTGGAATAGTCCTCATAGTTAATGCAGTAATTGTTTGGTTAGTATTAAGAAAAATCCATTTTTCATTACACGCATATTCAAATAATCGATTAAAATGATCAATTTTTAATCCAGATCGAGCATACTCTGCTTCTGGTCCCCAACCATCAATTGATGCTGTTAAATCTAATCTTCCTATATTTCGATCTTTTACTAATTCTTTAATTCTTTCAATTGAACTTTTAAACGTGTCTTCTTTAACCATAAAATTTGAAATAATATTAAATTCTAAATGTTTATTTTTTATTTTTTTTAAGACATCTAACACTTCTTGTAGTTCTGATTGATAAAATGGTTCACCTCCTGCTAAATGTAATCGTCTTAACTCATGACCGTTCTTTTCAATCCATTCTAAACATTTTTCAAATAATTTTCTATAGTTACTAACATTTTCTCTGTAGGATAAATGAGCATATTCGTTGCCTTGTGTATCATATATTGGACCAAATTTTTTAGATTCGGCTGTCCATTGTGTAGAATTTTTTGTATTACAATATGTGCATTTAAGATTACAAGTTTTATTTAAAAATATTTCTAAAATCTTTGGAGTAACTGTTGTTGCTAATGGATTATCCTCTAACTCTTTAGGTGCAAGATTAGGAATTTTAAGATGATGCATTCTATCACTAGTTCCGCCGGAGTCTTCGATGTTTTTACAATATGTACAATGTCCAGATCCTCCATTTTCTTGTGTAGGCCATTTTCCATCTAACATAAGTTCTCTTTCTTTTACTTTATGTGGAAGATTATGAAAATTGTCAAAATTTTCTTCAGTAAGAGGAACTTTAAAACAACGATGGCAACTACTAGTACTCCCTTCTGTAAGAATTATAGTAGACCAAGTCCATTTTAATTGACAGGCAGGTGCTTTTTTGATAGGGAAAAATTTTTCTTCTTTTTCAAACATCTTGAATTATTTTTCTAATTTCTTTCCAGTTATTTACTCTTAAAATTTTTGGATCATTAAAATTTTCATTATATGGATGACTATATAAAATAGGTTTTAATCCATAATGTAATCCTTTTTTTGCATTAGAGAATTTATCTTCAATCCACCAAAGACCTGTACCATGAAACTCTGCTAGTGCAGAATCTTTATGATCTCCAGTATCTAGTATAAAAAAATTTTCAAATACAGTTTCACCAAATAATTCTCGTAGCCTTCTTTTTCTTAATTCTTGTGCAGGTATGTCTGTGGTCTGTGACGTGATTGGAATAAATGTCCATCCTTCTGCGTGTAGAAGTTTCACCCAAGTTTGTGAGTCAGGCATGGGTTCTTGTGTGCCCATCCAAGCACTTTTATTAAATTCTCTAATTAATTCTTTTTTTAAATCTTCGTGAATGCCATAACGTACATTCATATCATATTGGTTACCTTGGGTAGAGTCTTCGTGGTATCCGTTCAGTTTCATCCATTTACGGAAATGTCCTTCCCAATCTAATAATACTCCGTCTACATCTGTAAGTATGATTCTATCTTTCATTAAATTGTTTTACTCCATTATCTGTTTTTGCTATAATATAAGTTTTAAAATTGCTTTCGTTTGTTAATCCAACTAATTTAAATTTTGTCTCTTCTATAAATTTTGTTACTGCATCATTCACACCAAACCCAAATTTTGGTTTTGTGACCCAGTCGTGTCCACAAATATATCCGTTGTCTTTCACTTTAGAAGCATACATTCTTAAATCATTTAAACAAGTCTCATAATGATGATCACCATCGATATATAACCAATCTAAAGAATTATCCTCAATATCGACAGCGGCTTCTGAACTTGTTTTTCTAACAATCTCAACATTTATATTATTTTTAAATTTTTCTTTTACTTCCTCATAAAACGAGTCGAATAGTGGATCTATTGTATCAGCATCCAGCATAGTTTTCCATGGATCAACTAATATTAATTTGGTAGGTTGTGTTTTTTTTAAAATTTGTTCTGAATATTCTCCTCGGTAAACTCCTATCTCAACAACTGTTCCGTTTTTTGGAAGTATATCTAAAAGTTGTAATCTATCTAAATTTAAAATATTTGTCATTTAACAATCTCAAATATCACAGTATCATTCTCTGCTTTATCTCTAAAATCATAAATTTTAAAATTAATACCTTTAAACAAAATTGATAATCGTTTGATATCTCTCACATCTTCAATGATATACAATCCCCCCTTTGAAAGTTTAGTAAATGCTTGTTGGAATGTTGCAAACTGGTCTTCTGGGTTGTGAGAACCATCATCAATTATAATATCAATATCGTTTGGTAATTGTTTATAAGATTTTTCTGATATAGAATCTCCTATCACAAGGTGTATCCTTTCCTCGTTCTTGAACATACCCGCTCTTTTGTGTAGTTTTTCTAAAGCATAGATATCGGCTTTGTAGAAATATTCTTTCCATAGTCTTATCGACGCTCCTTCGTATACCCCAATTTCTAAAACTTTTTTTGTGGTTTCTCTTATGGGATCAAATTTATTTTGATAATATTCTTCCAAGTAACAGTGTTTGCCACCTTTGTCTGATTGGAATTTTTCGTTAAGTTTATTTAATTGAAGCATCTTCCATTCCCGCTACTCTTAATTTAACGATATTGGTAAGTTGCCATTGTTTTTGATCTAAACCTTTTGTAATGCCCAACCATTTATTTCTGATCAGAGCAAACTCATTTACTATTTTTTCTAAATCAACCACATCACTGTCACCATCCACATACTTTTCAGCATCTCGTGATGTTAATGCTCTGTTATAATTTTCTAAAAACTTTTGAAACGTTTGAGAACGTAATCTTCTTTTTTCAATATTGAGATACTCTAATATACCTTCAATCTCTTGTAACTGATTAAAACGTTGTTCAACTACTCCTGGAAGAGAAGCAGATGCCTTTTCTAAACTGCCGTAAATTTTAACTTCTTGTTTGGCTTTTTCCAATTCTTGTTCAAAATGAGTAATACACTCTGGAATTAAACCAATGTCTTGACTTATTTTTCTATACCAAGTCATTATTCGTCGTAATAACCTTGTTCTTCTCCCTCGTCTTCTTCTAGGCTATCTTCATCTTCTAATACAATTTTAACTGCTTGTTCTAAACGATCATCGTGCTCACCTGCGGCTTTTAATACTCGAGTATCAATCCCAATATCCATCAGTGTTTTAACATAATCCACAGCACAGTCTAATTTAACTCTTTCTGGAAGATAACTAGAAATAGATGTCCAAATTTCTTCTATTTGATCATGCGTCATTTGATTCTCCATCATTTACTGTCTCCTGTTCTGGTTGTTTGACATTATGGAAATCTCCCATAACTATGTCTAATTTATCACCAGTCCAGTTTTTTCGGAACTCTAAGATCTCTTTGCCTTTGGAATCTACATATTTTAAACGATTCCCTGTTTGTGTTAATAGACCCCTTTTCTCAAATAGTTCTACCAGTCCAGAATATGGATCCATGCCTGTATCATACGGAATTTTAACTTGTACACTTTCAAATGGTTTAGCATAACGAGTTTTCATTACTTTACAAGCGGCTCTTATACCTCTCACTTCAGATACTTTGTTGCCATCTTCATCTTCTTTTAGTTTTAATTTTTTCATTGCTATCACAATAGATGATGCATAGATAAAACCCTGTCCACCCGATATCTTATCATCTGGATCAAACATATCCTGTGATGCATAGGTGTGATTGGTTGCTATTAATCCTACGTTGTAAGACCCAAACATATTCACACAGTTACGCACCAGTGCTGTTAGTGCTTTGGGTTTTCTTCCTAGGTCACCTTTCATTTCTCCTGCTTCAAACTGATTAACATCTGTAGGTGTTAATAACATACCTAAAGAATCAATTACAAATAAAATTTTTGGAGCAGTTTCTCTTTTTTCTGCGTGTTCTTCTTTGTAGCCTTTCATAAACTCTGAAATAGTTTTTGCTACATCATCTACCATGGATAGACTTAATTTTAATAATTTTTCTTCTGATGTGTCCACATCAAGAGCTTTTAACCACGCCTCATCTAGAGCATTCTCAGTATCGATTAAGATAACATAGATACCTTGTGCTTGAGCATTTTTAATAATATTACCCGAAGCAATATAAGATTTACCTGCTCCTGATTCTCCTGCTAGAACAGATACTTTGCCTAGTGGAATGCCTTTATTGAAATCTCCTGATATGAGATAGTTAAGAGCATAGTTACCTGTTGAAATCCAATCTGTAGGATCATTGAAACCAATACCTAGTCCTTGAATAGATTTTGTTATACTTTTTCTAAATTTTGTTGCGTCAAATGGTTTTGTCATATTTTTACTTTTTTAATTTATAATAACACTATTTGGCTCCAGTGTCAATACTGAAGCCAAATATAAAATAGTGCCTATTTGCTAGTTTGTCTAGATCTGATCAGTTTCAAAATATCTTCTGCTCTTTTGCTAGAATCTCCAGCTGGTTGAGCAGTAGTAGCAACTGTGATAGGACCAGTATTAGTTTCTAATGCTGGTTTTATTGCTTCTACTTTTTCTACTGTTGATACTGTTTCACTAGTGCTATTACTGTTACCATTATTATTATTATTAGTATTAGTTGTACTAGCTAATCCAGCTGGTCTAAAATATTGACCATATTTCTCTAGATCATATGCATCACCCTCAACAGATTTTTCAAATAATTCTTTGATTATTTTTACTTCTGCATCTGTTGGTTCTTTAGGTCTGAAGTCATTGAGATTGTGTAGACCATACTTGTCTATCGCCGCTCTCTCTGCTTCGTCTAGTGCTCGTTCTCTTCTTGACCATTTGGAAGTAGAGTAATCAGCATAACC